GCTTGCGGTTGCATACCTGGCGCAGCTTGCGGTTGCATACCTGGCGCAGCTTGCGGTTGCATACCTGGCGCAGCTTGCGGTTGCATACCTGGCGCAGCTTGCGGTTGCATACCTGGCGCAGCTTGCGCCCCTGGGAAAGCCCCCGACACGTCAACACCACCACCACCGAAGTCGTGGCGCTGCGCGTTTTGACTAACCGCGATAGAAAAACCGTCGAGGCCGGCGCTAACCCCTTTCTGCTTGTTATTATATGAGAAACAATGCGCCACAACGTGGACCACCTGAGCGCCGTACAAATAGGGCGCGTATTGCGTAGGGTCCATAACGACGCCGGCCTCGTCGAAAACCTGAGGGAGGCGGTTAGTTTTAAGGCTTACCTGGTACCAACCGGCGAAAAGGTCGTTATATTTGCCGGGGGCTATCTGAGTTATAGGCATAATCCCGCCGGCAGGTAGCACACCTTTAAACTCGCTGGCCGTAAGCGTCGCCTGGGCCATAGTGTCCAGGAGGCCCAGGTCGGGGTTATTAGGGTGTATGGCTACTTTGAGCGAGTACTTAACAGACCCGTCGTCTTTTTTCTCGGGGTTAGTAATACCGTCCCATAGTAGGTAGCAGTTCTCAATTTTTACGTGTGAATCATCAAACATTGGCATAATTTTTTTCCTATTTTCTTTTGAAAACTTGAGCGGCGACAGTGTCGTCCGCGTTTATTATAGCCAGGCCCCTGGCGGGCTTGGCTGTTAATTTCTGGCTAACTTCGGCAAAAGCTTCGCGCACTTCCTCGGGGGCCCGGTCTCGGGACTGTTTAGGCGTCAAAACTTCCCCCTTCAACACACTAAACCCAAACTGGCCCGCCAGCGCCTCCACGACTTCCGGGCCCACTTGCCAGGCTTCACGCCCTACTTTTGAGCCTAGCGCCTTGCCTGGCGCTACTTCCCCGCCGCGCATGCGGTGCATTAGCGTCTCCTCGATAGCCTCGAAGCGCCCACGGGCCTGGTCGAGGCCCGCCTTTACGATGTCATACTCGACGGTTAGGTCCTCCATGCTTATGGTGTCCATGTCGTACGGGGCGTCGACTACATCAAAGAGACCGTAGACGGAGCGCCTAGACGCGGGGCAGTCAACACGCGCGGGACAATACCGACAATGGCGGCCCGTCGTAAGCTTAGGCTCGCTAAAAGCCTCCGCCGCTTTCATGCGCAAGCGGTTAACGTGCGGGCGTATGTCTGAGAGCGCGCCGACATGCCTATCCACAGGGCCGGAGCCGCTGCCGTGGTAGTTGTTTGGCTGTACTATGCGCATGTCCAGCGTTACGCGCATCGCGTCCGCGTCGCTTATCCCGAGATAGTGCCGGATGCCCTCAGAGTAGTCTACGACCTGCAGGTTATCCTTAGCGCGTACCTCTAAAAACCCGTTTTTAAAGTCCCAAACGTACAGCGTTAACGTCTCGGGCACCCAGAGCCATGCGTCCGGCGTACCCCCATTGTGCTGGCTAATCGTAGGCATCGGGATGCACTTCTCGACGACTACCTGGGGCAGGCGGGGGCCTGCCGTGGCGACTACGTCGTCGACAAAGACCTGGGCGGACTCCGCCAGGGCCTCGTCGATAATGACGCCGTTTTCCGCCTTCTCGCCTACAAACTCGGCAGCGGCACAAGGTACCCCCAGTTTTAAGGTATGCAGCACACACTCAATAACCCAGTGCCCCGCTGTACCCCGGAGCGCGGCCTCGCCCGATATGTTGGGCAGCCCCACGGACGCCGCAACAGAGCCAGAGCAGTTACCCCACACGGGTGCCGCGCTCGGTCTCAAGGCATACGAGGGCATTGTTACGCGCCCGCCTTAACGGCTAAAATATCATAAAGGCTATGGATAACCTCCAACTGCTCAGCGCCGGCCAGCTGGAAAAGGGCCATAGCTTCGAGGCCTAGCTGGTTGTAGGCGCCGCCGATGTCCTCCTGGGTCAGAAGCTGAGCGGCCACTTTTTCGGAAGTCCAGGCCATAAACTCGCCCACGCCTGTAAAATCACGCTCCGCAACTTTCTGCGCCTTAGATGCAGCACCAAACGCGGTGGAGACGTCTATATCGTCACCCGCGCCAGCCAAGTCGTCCAGAAACTCGCGGTTATCTCCGGCATTAAGCTGCCCGTCGTACCAAGCGTCGTACTGCTCGTCCGTGACGCCCTTGCGTTTTTTCCACTGGCCTTTGCGCTTGCCGGTAGCATAGTGCGGGTCTTTCGCTCGGCTACAGAATGCCCCGTCAAACTCTACGCCGTTAAGATCACGTTGTGCATCTTGAGCAGCGCCCGCACCGGGTGTAACAGTCTCCTGGCCGGCGCTGTCGTTTCCCAGCGTCTCCTCGTCGGTGTCGGTGTCGCCAGGGCGGGCCAGTTCTTTTTCAACGGCGCCCTTAGGCGGCTCCAACGTCTCGACAGTTTTGTCGAACTGCTCGACGGATTTGCCGGGGGTTTTTGCGAGGCCTTCCCGCTCAAACTCGTGCGCCATTTCCAATATGGTAGCGCCTAGGGTTTTTAAAACTGCGGGGCTGTCCGCGTTTGTGTCTATTTCAATACGTGCCATGTGTGTCTCCTGTGGTTTATTAATTGACAACGGCGTCAACTATAGTTAACATCCTCCGGCATTGTCAACAAATAAAATGAGAAATATTTGCATGCTACGATTAAGACACTACCAGGACGAAGTTAAGGGGCGGCTCCATTCTGCCCTCGCCCGATATACGGACGTGCTGGGGGTGATGCCTACCGGGGCGGGTAAAACGGTCACTTTCTCGGCGCTTATAAACGAGCATAACGGCGCTAGCGCTGCAGTCGTCCACCGTAAAGAGATATTAACGCAAATTAGTCTAAGCCTGGCGGCCCTGGGGATAAAGCACAGGGTTGTAGCACCTAAAAAAGTCCAGGGCCTTATCCGCCGCAAGCACTTAAAAAAGTCAGGCCGTTGCTATATAGACCCGGCCGCTCCTTGTGGCGTCGTATCGGCGCAGACTTTGACGAGTAAGGGGGCCGCAAATAGGCCGGACGTGATGGCCTGGGTTAACCAGGTCACGCTCGCCGTTTTTGACGAGGGCCACCACTACGTCCGGGGTGGGCAGTGGGGGCGTGCTGTAAGGCTTTTAGGTAACGCTCGCCGCCTCTTTGTTACTGCCACCCCCGAGCGGGCCGACGGTGTGGGCCTGGGGTGTGCGGAGCTGGGAGGGGGTGGGTTCGCCCAGGTAATGGTCGAAGGGCCGACAATGCGCTGGCTTATGGGGGAGGGCTACCTTAGCAAATACGTTTACAAAGCCCCCTCCACCGATTTAAACCTGGACGACATTCCCCTTACGGCCCGTGGGGAAGTTAGTACAGAGGCCATGCGTAAGCGCGTGGTCGAGTCTAGTCTGGTCGGCGACGTGGTGGACCAGTACCTCGAATTTACACCGGGCCGCAAGGCTATAGTTTTTGCTAATGACGTGGAAACGGCGCGAGATATAGCCCGGGAGTTTAGCCGGCGGGGTGTGAAAGCCGCAGCGCTGAGCGGCGACACGGACGACGGTGTCCGCGAAAGGACAATAGACGAATTCGAAAGCGGCGACCTCAGTGTCCTGGTAAATTGTGATCTTTTTGATGAAGGTTTTGACGTGCCGGCTGTCGACGTGGTAATCCTGGCGCGCGTTACCGCGTCCCTGGGCAAGTACTTGCAAATGGTCGGCAGGGCGCTGCGCCCTGTTTACGCTGCGGGATATGACCTAACGACGGCGGCCGGGCGGCTGGCGGCTATGGCCGCAGGGCCTAAACCCGCCGCCACCGTTATAGACCCGGTGCGCAACTGGGAGCGCCACGGGATGCCCCACTGGCCGAGGGCCTGGAAACTATCAAGCAGGGAAAAAGGCACCCGCGCCGGTCCTCGGGACACGCTACCTATGCACGTCTGCGGTAAATGTACCCAGCCTTACGAGAAAGTACTCGCGGCGTGTCCTTACTGCGGCGAGCCAGCCCCAGCCCCAGAAAGCCGCGCCAGCCCTGAAAAAGTCGCCGGGAACCTTTTCGACTTAGACGTCGAGGCAATGGACGCGCTTTTCCAGGAAATAGCGGCCGCCGACATGGGCGCGGAGGAATTCGCCGCAGACATGGCTCGACGTAACGTACCCCCTGTCGGGAGAGCCCGCCAGGCCCGCGCGCACGAGGCTGCGAAGTATCGGCGCAAAGTGCTCCGGGGGATGGTGGAGTGGTGGGTGGGCGCCCAGGACAAAGGCCTCGGGCGTGATATGGCAGAAATACACAAGCGCTTCTTTTACCGCTTCGGCGTGGACATCGGCAACGCTTTCAAGCTAAATGAGAAAGACACAAACGCACTGATCGAGCGCATAACGCGCGGATATGACAAGGACTTAGCAGCATGACAGATTACACATACGATTACTGGGCGGCACAATACCCGGAGGCGGCCAGGGCGTTAGAAATGGTCATAGCCCCCGCGTGTGTGGTGGGTGAAGGCAGCGCAGGCAAGTCGGAAGCCTGGGCCCAGCAACAAACACGCCTAGACATCGCCCGCGCCGGCGCCTTTTCCTGGCGCAACAATGTGGGGGCCACGCCGGCGAAGTGCCCCGACTGCGGGACGCCCCAGCAGCCTGTCCGCTACGGTTTAGCTAACGACTCTAGCCGGCTGAATAAGCAGATAAAAAGCTCCGATTTAATCCTGGCTATACCGCGAACGATAACCCCGGACATGGTGGGCACGACGCTGGCACAGTTTGGTAGCGTAGAAATGAAGGCGCCGGGCTGGACGTATACCGGCAAAGGACGCGAGGCTGGGCAGGCTGCTTGGCTAGCATTAATAAATAAAATAGGCGGCTTCGGCTGCTTTACGACGGGAGGGTTAAGCCTTGAAAACTAAGAGAATTAGCGGGGAAGTACGCCGCCGGCAAATTATCGACACGGCCCTGGGGTTGGCTGAGGAGGTCGGATATGCCAGGGTGACGCGCGACATGATCGCCGGCGAGTTAGACATCGGCGGCCCTAATGTCCAGCACCACGTCGGCAACATGCAGGCCCTGCGGGAGAGCATAATGGCGCGGGCCGTTGAGACCAAAAACTTAAAAGTTATAGCGCAGGGCATAGCGCTGCGGGACCCGGCCGCCTTGGGGCTGAGCTTGGAAGTACGCACCCTGGCAAAAATGGAGCTCTAGCATGTTACTTGAAAGCTGCCGCACGCGCTGGGCACGCTCACGCTAGGCGTAGGGGCGTGCAGCACATACGACCAGCGCCCCGCCACGTCCAGCAGGCCCTCGGGGATTGTAAACTCGGCGTATTGCCCCGCCAAGTACGTGACGGCCTCGCATTCTATGTTTTTTCCCGTTATGTCCACGAGTCCTAGCGCGCCCACCTCGTAGGTGGTGGCGCCGTCGGGTTTAGTGAATTGCAGCGTGTACTCTGTCGCCTGGCTAATGTCCACGCCGGCGTTAAAATACAGCACCCGCCCGTACTCATTTAGTTTTAATTTTCGCATGGGCATAGTTTAGCCTCCAATAATATTGCGTCTTTGTCTATGGGGCATTCTAGCAGCATAGCATCCAGGTCGATAGGCGCCTCCAACATGGGCGCACAGCCCACGTCCACCGGGCCGCCCGCTCCGACAAAAAGGGAGAGGAACCACGTAAGCATGCTAGGCCCCCGTCTGTATGTTTGTTATACGGTAGGGCACCTCCAGGGGCGCCGTGCCGGCGCTGAGGCTGAGCGAAAACCCCAGCACTTGCCCAGCTTCTAGCGTTACCGGCACGGCTAGCGCGCCTTGCTCGGACGCCAGGGCCAGGTCCTCGGCCGTAAACTCGGCGGAGTTCACTACCTTAGGCGACACCGTCCCCACGATGTCGACAAGCTGCTCGAAGGCTATAGCGTCGCCGGCTTGCATCGCAGAGAAGTCGAAGTATGCCGCATAGTTGCCGGCCCCTGCGACGGGCTCAGTAGACACGGGGGTCGCTGTTGCCGATATTGTTAGTACGTTTTGCATGGTGTGCTCCTTTTTCTAGGTTGCGGTGTTTTGTAGGGTGATACTTACCTGGCTGCCGAGGTTAGCCTCTAAATAGCCGGCAGGGCTAACGCCCCTTGTACTGCGAAAACATTACCCGCAGCGTCTGCGAGTAGGACGTCCGCAAAGAGATACCGCTCGGAGATCGCCGTGGCGCCCGGGGGCCATGTTGCGAACGCTGCGCCGTTGCCGGCGAGAAAATTAGCTCCACCAGGGCCGACCAGGGCGACACGGCAGCGGAAACCCGGCGGCAGACCTGCGGGCAATGTTACACTTTCGGAGCCCGCCACGTCCATGCGGACAGTTTTGCCGTGGTCCTCGGGGACTAGCGTGTGGCTTGCGGTGTACGTGACCCCCGTGGCGTAGAGGCTGGGCAATGACACCCCGGCCGGCTCCCCGAGCAGGTCAAAGCCCATGCTCATGCCGTCGGACACAGGGCCCAGGGCGGACAGTACCGTCGAGGGGGGCTCTGCTAGGCCCCGTATGGTGTATGTTCGCCCCGCCCTGTTTGGGGGGTAGCTGGCAGGGTCCAGGGAGGCGCTGGCGCCGGTGGCGTAGGGTTGTAGCCCTGCGTATATCACGGGCGGGGTTGTTAGTTGCTGGACCGCTACGCCCCTGTTGTCTGCGGACGGGCCGACGTACAGCCCCAAAAACGAACGGGGGACCGTGCCGGGGGTAATGCTTGCCGTGGCGGGGAATACCTCCACGGGGGACGTGTATACTGAGACAGTAAGGTCCGTCCCGCCGGCGCGGCTAGTGCCGACAGCAAATACGGTGGATAAAAGCTCGGGGGTTGTGAAAGTCCGCAGGGTACCGCCGGTAATGCTCCGCATGGTCCACGCGCCCCCCTCCAGCGTGAAGGACACCAGCTCTGCCCCGAAGTTTGGCGCCAGGGGGTCGTCGTACGCTATGACGGTAATACCGTCGCCAGTGCTAGGCACGGCGGACGTACTAACCACTTTAAAGTAGAGGGCGCCGTCAGGCGGTGCAGCGCCGGCAAAATCCAAGGGCGGGGAGGCGAAGGCAAAGAACTCGGAGCCTATCGGCGCCGAGGTGTCGAGTGTGACCTCTACGCCCGACGGGGTGGGCGTAACCTCCGCGTCGGTAATACCGTCGCCAACCGTTAGAACGTCGGCGATAGTCCCAGGGGTCCAGCTCATGTCCGAAACGTTGAGGACGTCGTCCGCCCCTGCGGCCGCTCCCGTTTTCTTTAGTGTCTTAAATTTGCCCAGCCGGCCGATAATACTAGAAAAAATCATTTTTAAAAGCTCCAAAAAAAGGGGGTTAATTCCCCCTATGTTACCCCGCCGCGCTTTTTTATCCTAGCCCCTATCAAAACCATAACTAGCAGGTCGTGCCGCTGCCGCTTACCGTTGTGCCAATTGTTGAGGCTCCTATGGCTGAGGTCCCCACCCACCAGGGCGGAGACTTCGCTAATACTGCTAAACCCCCACGCGCGGACCAACTCCGCCAGGCTTAAATCCGAGGGGCCCGGGAGGCTGCCGACGTCGTACGACTGGACATCCTGCACGGCGTTTAGTAGGTGCTCCCGCAGCGCGAGGAGCTGGGTTATTTTGTAGCTGTTGCCTTCAATGCTGAGCCCGTCTAGGGTACCCGTGGCGCCCAACGCTGTAAGGGCTTTCTCCATGTCTAAATTCACGACTCGCCCCCGATTACGCCCGAAGCCAGGGCAAGCGCCGGCGCGATTATTTTAGTAACACTCTCCGGGTTTAGGGATTCCAGGAACCTGTCGCGGGCCGCCCCGCCCTTGTCGGTGTCGGAGTATGATAAAACGATGCTACAAACGTCCAGGCCCTCCGGCTGGAAATATAACTGTATAGTCGGGGCGCCCGTTTCGTCGTGTGTGGCGGCGATAGCTACTACGTCGTGCAACGTGGTGGCCTTAATTGTTTTAAAAAATTTACGCACTTTCTCTCTCCTTTCGTTGTTTTTCTATTTTTGCAGCCGTTAGGGGGTGGGTCACAATAACGCCCTGCTCGTAGTACCACCAGTCGCGGCCCACCCACTGGACAGGCTTAAAACCCTGGAAGCCTTTAGCAGCCCCCAGGCGCTTGCGTTTGGCCGGCAGCCGGCGCGACTCTACCCGTAGGGTACGGCGCGCGATGGTGGGCCGGGGGGCGAGGGGGGCGTGTGGGGCCGGGCAGATAAACTTCATAGCTCCAGCTCCTCCTCGGCGATTTGCTTAACTTCCTCCGCGAGGACCAGGGCGTCCCCGGACAGTGTTAGCAGTACCGTCTCTTTAGTGGCCGCGACTACGCGCTCCAGTTTGCCCTCTGAGAAAGCCAGGCGGGTGGACATACCGGCCAGTTGACGCTTTAAACGTCGGTTTCTTTCGGATTCGCTAGCCATATCGGCCTCCTTTTTGCGTTTTTGTTTTTTGTCTCTGCTCGCTTGTATCTCGGCGGCTATTGCGTCCGCCTCCGCTCTGCCCATTTCGTTCATGGCTTAACTACCTCCGGCCTAAAAGCCTTTTCTATCAAGCTTTCTACTTTTCCTATGCGTAGCCCGGTAAAACCCCGGACCGGCTTGTCGTGGCCCTCCATGCGGTGGGCCCCGTATGTGGGGCCTTTCCCGCGTGTGGTGTCTTTGAAACTAGACACGAATGTTTTACGGTTGAGGATGTGGTCCTCTCCCCGCGTGACCGCCCAGGCGTGATATGCCTGGTAGACGTCCTCACACTCTACGCGGTCGGCTTTGTCTCCAGTAAGCGCGCACACGTCCCCTATAAATGCACGGAGCGGGCTATATGACTCAGCGATAAAGTCGTGTTCTTTTTTACTCTCCGCCGGCTCAGTAAAACGGCCCGCAGTTTTTAACCTGTCCAACCCCACCAGGGCCCAGGTAGCTATCCCGGACAGCTCCGCCCTTAGGCGGCTAAGGAGCGACGGGTCCTCTCGCCCAAAAAATGAGACGTTAAAAGGCAGGACTAAAAGCCTGCCGCTCAGCGCGTCGGAGTCGTCAAAAAGGCGGGGGATATGGTTAGCGGCCAGGGTTATGCGCGTGGGCAGCTTGCAAGTCATACGCCCTTTATACTTCCGTTTAAAGTCGACGGCGTCGTTACCACTAACTTTTTTAATCGTTTCGATAACGGCGTCCACTTCCGACCGGCTTACGTTTTTCGCAGTGTCGCCGCTAAAAGCTACGGTTTTGTGCATGCAACTCTCCAGGAAGTCCTCCGCGCAAAAACTGCGCAAGCTGGCGCCGGTGTAATTTAAGTCCCCCACCAGGTCCGCGAGTATGGAGCCTATAGTCCCTTTCCCGCACCGCTGCGGGCCGAGTAATAACATAATTTTTTGGTACTCGTAGGACGGGCTTACCATGTACCCTAGCCACTCCTGCAGCAATGCTATGCGCTCCGGGTCCCCCTCAAAAATCTCATTTAAGAAATTTAGCCACGTAGGTGCCTGGGCTATGGGGTTGTAGTCGTAGGGTACTGCTTTAGTGGTGAAGTAGTTGCGGTCGTGCCGCGACATGGTCCAGGTGTTAAGGTCCAGGACGCCGTTATTAAAAACGATTAAACCGTCCGGACTTTTCAACATGTCGACATCGTCACGGTATACCAGGTTTTTAATAACGTCCGCCGTGCCGTTTATGGTTCCGGCGCTGGGGCGGCTGGGTTGTAGTGCTTTCGCGACCTGGTGCTTAATAGAGTCGTCGACGGAGCTTTCCCAGCACACGCCATTGAACCTGTAGAATACTTCGTCTTTTCTTAAAATGCCGCCGCCGCTGTAGTACGTGTGGAGGAAGGCCTCAGCGTTTTCCGTGTGGTTTTTGCCGTACTGGCCGGGGGTGGCCGGCGCCGTAGTGCCTTGCGGGGTCGTGGCCTTGTCTATGGTGTGCGTGAGTGTTTTATCCAACACGCCCGCCTCTTTAACCATAGCTTTTAGCTGGTTTCTGAGGATAAGGACCTGGACCTCGTTAAGCCCGGAGCTTTGTATCGCCGCCATAAGGTCCGGCATGGCTACGGGGTTTATGCCTTCGGCCAGTATGCGGTCGCTAAGCGCCTGGAACCCCTCCACGTTAACGGGGCCGTCCCCGAACGCCTGGGAGACGTCGAACTTAGCAGGGGGCACCCACCCCGCTTTTACTGCAGCATGAAAAAGGGAGCCTATGGTTATCGTCGCGCCTGGTTTAACCGCCTGGAAGCTGGCCCACTGGCCTGGCTGGGTCTCCTCTGCGTACGTGGGGGGGCTGCCTCCCGCCCAGTAGTCCCCGCGGCTCCACGCGTCCCATAGGGCGTAACCCGTGGCCTCGTCGTCGTGGTAGTGGTGCTTTAATGAAAAACCTGTATTTCTCCAGGTGTCCCGCTCGGTGGGGTCGATAAAAGCGAGGGCCGCCTTAATAGCGTCGCTGTCTCTGTCGCCTGTTGGCAGCTCAGTGGGTACCGGCGCCGTCGGTGCGCAGTTTTCCAGGTACCCGCGAGTGTTTTCCGGCAGCACAGGCAACGACTGGGAGTACGCAAGTTTTAGGACCCCCATGCCGTCGGCGCTGGGGCTGTACCCGCTACCGCTGCATATAAAACCTAGGCCGGCGACTCGCGTGTCGATGCCGGACTCCTTCCCGCATAAGTCTGAGCCCTGGCGGACTGTCCACGCTGGAAGGCGAAAGGCGTAGTGCTGCCCCCCGCTTACGGTGCTTTGTATGTGTGCCCTCTGCCAGGTGGCTTCATCTATGCCCAGGAGGGCCGGGTCACACCCCTGTTTGTACGTGTCCAGGTCTATAACGACAATATCGTCGGGGATAGGTATGCCTATGGCCTGGATGCTGGACCAGTCCACGCCTTGGGACTCTAGCGGCTGCCGCGCCACGTCCTGCCAACTCACGTCCTTGGGTGTGATCGGTTGCTTAACGTACCGGCCTTTTTTATTATCTAAATACAGCGCACATGGGAAAACGTTAACCCCTTGCGCTTTTAGTGCCTGGGCTAGTTGCATGGCTTTGTTTTCCTTTCTAGGTACGCTTTGAAGTCGTCACGGCGGACCCGTTTAACCTTGTGGCCTATGTCGATAACCGGGAAAGCGCCCGAGCGGAAAAGCTCCTGCGCGGTGCGCTTGTGGATTTTCAAAACGCCCGCCACGTCTGCGGGGCTAAGTAGTTCGTCGGTCATAGTCGCAACCCCTCAGTGTTGGACAGGTCTGCGCCGGCTAGATTAGTGCCGGCTAGATTAGCTTCGTGTAGATCAGCGGCGCACAGTTTAGCGCCGGTTAGATCAGCGCCGCACAGCGTAGCGAGCGTTTTAGCCTCGCCGTTTTTAAATTTTATTTCGTACATAATGCACCTTTTTGTGTAGTGCTAGAGGACACTGCGGCCGGTCCCTGCTGATAAGATAGACGCCCCAGCGAATAAAGTCGGCGCGCTGTATAACGCCACTCTCGCCAGTCTGCACGTCGGTGATGTTCCACGCGGTGCCGGTGCGGCCTGTAACCACGGCCAACACGTCCGCCCCTGGGATACCGTCGAAAACGTCATATTTTACCGCCACTAGGTCACACACGCGAACGTGTGGCGGGGACAGCTTACGCGTAAAGTGCTTGTGCTTAATGGACTGTATCACAGGGGGCCCCCGCAGCAATCAGATATAAGGTGGCGGTGCTGCCCGGGCCGACCAGGCCCTTACTTAAAAGCGCGCGGGTCCCTGTCTGCACGTCGGAAACCACTGCGGCGCGGTGGTCGACTTCCTTAACCAGGACCACGGCGCGGGTGTCCCCTCGGCGGACCAGCAGGACATCATTAGGGCGCAACTTGCAGAAGCTCTTAACTTTCCACATAGGACACCACCACCCCGTCGACTATCGCAGGCATTACCAGGCCCGCCTCCTCGACGTGCTCCTTTATTTGTTGGACCAGGGCCAAAAACTCGCGAGCGCCGCCCGTCGTGTCCGTCACTATGTAGACCGCTTGGGACTTGCCGCTCCGGCGTACCTGCTCGGCCCACATAGCCCTCAACTCCAGGGCGCTGCCGTCGACGCTTTCCTGTGTTAGCTCTACCATGACGCAACCCCTGAGGTGTATTTCTCCAGCTGCGCAGTGACGTACGTGATCTTATCCTCGTAAGAGTCGCGGAGGCAAAAATCTCCCCGGAGGGACGCGGCATTGCTCTCAGACAATAGCCGGGCACGGTCGGCGCGCAGACGTTCGGCAACCCCCTCCGCCCTGGCCTGTAGCCTGCTGAGTTCATGCACCACGTAGAGGGTTAAGCTATACGAGCCTTTGTGCTTAAAAACGTGTAGCGGGATAGCGACATGGTGGTCGCCCCAGGTAAAAACCGCCTCGCTGTTTGCAGTCCTTGAGGAGATAGTCCGCCCGAATACTTTGCGGGTTACTTCCGTTATGGTATCGATTTTTTGCTGCATGTTTTTCCCTTCCTTTTCGTGAGTCGCGGGGTAAATATAACCCCTAACTCAAATAACGCAACCACTTTCTGCGCTTTTCTGCGCTTTTCTGCACACACAAGGCCGCAGGCCAGCAGTGGCGGGGTCCTGTCACGTTGTAACGCATTGTTGCGCATGGCGTAGCGCTTAGAAAAACACCTCAAAGCCTTGCGCCCTGTGCGCTGTAACGTTGTAACACTATACTCTTTTAAAAATAATAATAGTAAGGTATAAGGGTATATAGGGCTAGAGGGGTTAAAACAATATAAACAATAGCATGCGTAACCGTTACAACGTAACGCGAAAGGCTGTAAGCCAGTGGTGGCGGAGCTTTGAGAGCGTTACGCACGAGGGCGGGCGGGGGTGTAACCTGTTGGCTGTAGTTGACATTCACGTCAATGGGTTGGGAGGCGGCCAGCTGGCAAGTCGGGCGGGGGTGCGGTAGACTGTCGAGAAGCCGGGGAGGCCGAAAAGATGACAAGAGTTAAGAACCTAACAGCACAAGAGAAACGCGCCGTGGAGCACTTCGTCGCCACTGGTATGAAGTCGAAAACGGAGAGCATCCGGGCGGCATACAAAACAGACAACTATAAGTCCGCTACGCTGCACAGCAAGGCTAGCCAAATTTTTGCCAGGCCACACGTCAAAGACTATATAGACAAAGTGATCGAGCGACAGAGCGAGCGCTTCGACGTGGAAGTTACGGACATTAAGCGGATGCTCCTGCGGACGGCCCGCATAGGCTTCCAGGAGGTGGCTTTCGGGCGGGGAGACAACCAGTACGTTAAGCAACTAGACCCGCAAACAGGGTTAAAAGCACTAGACCAGCTTAACAAAATGGGCGGCAACTACGCGGCGGAAAAACGCGAGCTAACCGGCCCAGGGGGTGGCCCTATCGTCACCAGGACATTGAGCGACTTTTACGACGAGCTAGAGGGGGCAGACAATGGCGACGCTTAACCCTGCCCTGCGGGCTTTCTGGGAGGCCCGCGCGGACCTAAAAATCCTAAAAGGCGGGAGGATGTCGAGCAAAACCTGGGACGCTGCCGCCTTTGCGATTTTTTTGGCACAGGCCTGCACGGTAAAATTCCTATGCATGCGACAATTCCAGAATAAAATCGAGCAGTCTGTCTACGCCATTTTAGTGGCCCGCATACATGAATTCGGGCTATACCATGAATTCGACATACAAAAAACCGTGATAACGCACCGGGTAACGATGTCGTCCTTTCACTTTTACGGCATACGGCGCAACATCGAGGAGATAAAGGGCTTTGAGGGTGCGGACATTGGCTGGATAGAAGAAGGCGAGGGGCTAACCGCAGAACAGTGGAAAATTATCGAGCCCACGCTCCGCAAAGAGGGCGCCCAGGCCTGGATTTTATACAACCCCCGTTTTGTTACCGACTTTGTCGAGACGTTCCGCAGTAGGCCGGAGGACGGCATCCTGGTGCGCCAAATAAACTACGACGAAAACCCCTACCTCAGCAACACGGCCCTGCGCAAAATTGAGCGCATGAAACGAGACGACCCGGACGAGTACAACCACATATACCGGGGCCAGCCGCTCAGCGACGACGAGAGGGCGGTCATTAAGCGCAAATTCGTGGAGGCTGCTATCGGCGCGCATTATGAGCTGGGCATCGTGCCTGCAGGGCGCCGCCGCCTGGGCTTCGACGTCGCGGACGACGGCAACGACCTAAACGCCACCGCGTACGTCTACGGTATCGTCGCGCTGTGGGGCGAAAACTGGAAGGGCTTCGAGGACGAGCTCCTTAAATCCTGCACCAGGGCCTACAACAAAGCCATAGAGCTGGGGGCGGATGTGTCCTACGATTCTATAGGCGTCGGAGCTACGGCGGGCGCCAAGTTTAGCGACCTAAACGACGCCCGAGAGGAGGAGGGGCTGGCCGGGCGCGTGAGTTATAAAAAGTTTAACGCCGGCGCTAAGGTTGTGGACCCAGACGGCTTTTACATAGACACGCCGGACGAGCAAGTCACAAACCGCGATTTTTTTAGCAACCTAAAAGCACAAAGCTGGTGGCTAGTGGCGGACCGTTTCCGCAACACGTTCAACGCGCTAGCCGTACACCGTGACGGCGGCGACTGGCGGACCGGCTGGAGTGAGGACGAGCTAATCGCCATAGACCCCATGTACCCAGGGCTAGCGGACCTAGTCACCCAACTAAGCACGCCCCTGCGAGACTTCGACGAGGCCGGGCGCGTTAAGGTCGAAAGTAAGAAAGCCCTAAAAGCCCGGGAGGTTGATTCGCCAAATGACGCGGACTCCTTTATCATGGCATATAGTCCCGAAATGCCGGACCAACTGGCCGCCCTTTTAGGAATGGCGCTTAATCAATAGGTACGATATGAAAAAAGACAATAAAAGCGTAGGCCTTACACACATGGCCCTCCAGGACGCTGTCCTTATGCACAACCAAACGGACCAGCAGGCCGTTAGCATGCGCCACCAGTTAGCGGCGGCGGTTTCCGGGGGCTACGACTTCGCGGACACGCTGCACAACGTATACCAGGACTATGGCTACCCGGCCAGCCTGGAATTCTACAACTTTTATAATATGTTTCGCCGCTTCGGGGTCGCTAAGCGGGCCGTGAGTGCGTACCCAGAGCAGACCTGGCTAGACGACCCTATTGTTACGAGTAATAATCCCCAGTTTAACCGGGACCTGGCCGCCCTCATAGGCGCAGGGGACGAGGAGAAAGCACCCAGCGGAGGCAAAGGGCTCTACCGCAGGCTCAGGGGCCTAGACACGCGCCAGCGGGTGGGCCGTTACGCCGGTTTATTTATGCGCGTTAAGGACGGCAAAACCCCAGACAAGCCAGTCGAGGGGAAGCTCCCAGGGCTAGCGGCACTCGTCGACATGATGCCCCTTTACGAGTCGCAGCTGGAAGTTATCGAGACAGACCAGGACCCGCAGAGCGACAACTTCGGCCAGCCCACCATGTACCAGTACAGCAGCTCGGCCGCCGGCAACCGCAACGAGAAAGCCACCACTAACTTTAGAATCCACCCCTCCCGCCTTGTAATAGCGGCGGAGGGCAGTGATAACGGCGGCGTCTATGGCGTGCCCGTGCTGGAGGCGGTTTATAACGACCTAATGGACTTGCGGAAAACGTTAGGCGGGGGCGCTGAGGGCTTCTACAAAAACGCCGCGCAAAATATTGTTTTCAATCTAAAAGACCCCGCAGCCGCCGGAAAAAATAAGGCCCTGCTCGACGACTTCAACACGCAATATGATGACTTTGCACATAACAGGATGCGCCGCGCCATGTGGACGCCTGGAATGGAGGCGCAAGTTTTACAAGCGGCGATGGCAGACCCCTCCGGCCCAGCAGCAAACAGCCTTAACGCTATCGCGGCAGGCGTAGACACTCCCGTTAACATCCTAATCGGCAACCAGACAGGGCGGCTAGCCGGGGACCAGGACACGCGCGGATTTTTAGGGCAAGTGCAGGCGCGCCGCCACGACTTCGCCACCGATTTAGTGGTCGCTGCTATCGACTGGCTCGTAGAGTTTGGCGTTTTGCCGGCTACCGCGTACGCCGTAGAGTGGCCCGACGCCCAGGCCCCGAGTAAGGAGCAAAAGCTCAGCAACGCGGACAAAATGGCAGACATAAACCAGAAAGCCTTCCAGTCCGCCCAGCCGGTCCCCTTCACTGATAACGAAATCCGCGAGGAGGCGGGCTACGATGTCGACGAGGACGAGGACGACGAGACACCCCCAAGCGAGGACCTGGACGCATGAAATACCACGAGCTTAGGCAGATAGTCACGGCGGCCGGGTACCGCTTTTTTAACACCGGCGCATATAACCTAAATATCGTGGGCATGCGCACCGCAGGAGACGGAGCCAATACTTTTAACGACTTTGTCTACATAGCTTTTAAGGACCGGGAGGGGGCGGAGTGTTGTCTCTCGTTCCCTGCCACTACCGACCCGGGCACCGATTACCGGGTTAACCCTATAAACCCGAAGGGCACAGGCATAATGGCGCCGGGGCAACACCGGGGGCTATTCTCCCTAGGGCTCCACAAAGGGCAGCCGGCGCTAGTACAAGTAAAACCCGTAAACGTTTACCGGGACAACAACAGGGACGCGGTCCTGGACATGGACGCGACAACAATCGAGAACACCCTCGGCGGGTTCAATATGCACAGGTCTAGGAAAAACGGCACCAGCACCGTGGTGGGCAAATGGTCGGCGGGCTGCCAAGTGCTGGCGAGTAGCTACGACATGGACATCGTTATCGCCCTTGCGTCTAAAGCCGCAACGCTGTACGGCGACTCTTTCACATATACGCTATTGAGCACAGGGCCTAGCAATGGGAAAAAAGACTAAGCAGGACCCGACCGGGCAGGCTAGAAACCGCCGTACAGCCTCCCGTCGATTAAAAAACCGATGCACCCGCGCAGAAAAGCGAGTCCGCGCGATACTGCAGGACATACCGCGCAAGCGCCGCACCGTAACGCCGCTAGTAAACCGCAAAGTTATCCCGGTGTACGATTACCAGCTAACTGCCGACGAGTTGGAGCAAGTTAACAGGGGCGTCCGCCGCGTAATAAACGACGAGCTAGTCGAGACCCAGCTGGACAGAATGCCCCCTAACTGGTGGTGGCAGTCGGTATTAGAGCCGCCGTACAGGGAGGGGTCTGCGGAGGAGGTAATCCAGTTTAACCAGCTAATTAGCTCCGAAGTGGTCCGGGCCCGAAAAATAGCGGGACTAACGCCGCAGCGCTTAGAAGTGCAGGCGGTCCTAATGTCGCAGGAGTACCAGGACGCACTCAATAAGGTTTATGTCCGTAACTTCGACGGCATTAGGACCCTCAGCGACCGCACCAGCGACCAAGTAATCCAAACCATTAACGCCGGCCTCTCCGCTAAGGAGTCGCCCCGGACGATAGCGAAAAACATCGGCGAGCGCTTCGACGTGTCCCGCTCCAGCGCTAAACGCATCGCAGACACTGAGGTCAACTGGGCGTATAACGACGCACGCCTGGACGCGGTGGACGTCGCGGCAGGTATCAGCGGGCTACGCGCCGGGACGCTTCACCTGTCTGCGCTAATACCGACGACCCGGTCCAACCACGCCAACCGCCACGGCAACGCGTACACTACAGCACAGCAACGGCAGTGGTGGGCTACAGGGGCTAACCGTATCAACTGCCACTGCTCGACGCGGTCCGTACTGATTGACAAAAAGGGCAAAGTTATCGACATCGAGCTCCAACAGGAGATAAAAGCGGAGCGCTCATTCTTTGACCCCGAGCCGCCAGCTACTCCGCCAGCTACTCCGCCAGCTACTCCGCCAGCTACTCCGCCAGCCAGCCCACCGGCGCGCAGGAGGGAGCGCAAGGCACCCCCGGCCACTTTAGGCGACCAGTTCGCGGCGAGCGGGATAACAGACCCCCGCTACCGGGCCGCACTGGAGGACGCAGGCACGCCGGCAGTAACTCAGAAAAAAGACGGCGCGTATTTTTCCCCGGGCTCTAAAGCTATTAACATGCCTAAGAAATACGTCCCCGGAGGGAACCCAGGCGACGCGACGTACCGGCACGAGTATGGGCACTACTACGACGACCACAAAGGTACGATAACAGCAACGTCGAGCTATAACGCCGCAGTCCACGCGGCCGACCGCGCTATTAAAAACCGGGATAAAAAATTCTATAACGCCCATAAGTCTGACGTAGGCGGGAAAGCCCCCGCGTACTCTAAGCGGTCGGTCTCAATAGTGTGGCTCAACAAAGTGCGGGAGGTGTCCCTGGAAGCCAAGGCCGACGGGCGCGCCGCATTAGACTGGGCGGCGGACGCCACAACCCCCGGCGGACTAGCCAGGGGGCTGGTAGATAAACTCAAAGAGGCGCCCAGGGGCGGGCAGGTACGGCTAGAGACGGTAGCGGAGATAGTGGCAGCCGAGAGGTTTAACCGCCCCCTCGGGTATGTTAGCGCCCTATGGGATGGAGGAGCCGGGTACTACCTACAGGAGACATGGCGAGAGGCGGGGCACGTTACCGACCTGGTGGGCTCAATAACCAACCTGCGACACGGTGGGGGGCATAGTGCGAAATACTACCGAGATTTTAAGAGGGGCCCTATACGCTTCGGCCAAAACCTAGAAGCATACGCGCAGGTTTTCAGTCTTAACGCAATAGACGCGGGGCCCCTGGGTAATGCTTTTGTCCAGGAGTTCGCGCCTAACTTAGTCGAAATATTAAAGGAGCAAATGGAATAATGTTTATAGACGTTTTTATCGAGTACCAAGCAAAATACCCCCACACGCTAACCGTAGAGACGGTCTACGCTGCAGTTGAGGAGGACGAGCAGCGCGTTACTGCGCTACTCAAAAAATCGCTAGACGAAGGCGCCCCCCTGGAGGACAGCGACATCCTGGAGACACCTCCGGGCGTTTACATATAGCGGCCCGACTTGCAACCGTGTTAAAAATAAGATCAAATACATATAAACCACGCAGGCCAAAAACATGAAAAGAATATTTTTACACTGTTCTACACAAGTGCGCCGCGACGCAGTGCGCCGCGAGACGCGCGAGGGCGTAGAACATATCGTCATTAGCTCGCACACCCTTCCTGACAATGTCGTAATGAATGGGGGCTTATACACCACTGAGGAGGTAGACGCGGCGATTTTATCGCTTAACCGCACCCTGGCCCCTGTGGAGCACCCTGTGGACGCTAACGGCCGCTTTATCAGCGCCACCGACCCGCAGGCTATACACGAATACTACGCGGGGGCATTTAACGAAAATGTCCGCCGTGAAGGGGACCGCATAGCCCTGGATAAAGTTATCAACGTCCCGGAAGCTCAGAAAAGCGACAGAGGGAAACGGCTTTTAGACCGTGTCGTCGAGATAGAAACAAACAGCGAAGCCCGCCCCATACATACCTCCGTGGGTGTGTTTGTAGGCGCGGAGGATTTGGACGAGCCACGCACGAACGCGGCCGGAGACCAATACACCTGGATAGCTCGGGGCATGGTTTTTGACCACGACGCTATCCTCCTAGATAGTGTGGGCGCAGCACAACCCCACCAGGGCGTCGGCATAGCAGTCAACAACGAAGGCGACGACTTAGAGGTCCACGCGGGCACCGTAGCGCTGATAGACAACGCGAGCGGGACGTCGTTCTCAGACATTAACGACGCGCTGCGCTCAGCGCTAGAGCTCGAACCCCTAATACAATCGAGCGAGTACATGTATGTCGAAGAGGTTTTCTCGGAGGTCGTCGTTTTCACTGTGGACGGCGCCCTCTACGAGGTCCCCTACCGTTTAGACGGCGGACGTGCTACGCTTGTGGGCATACCGCTCCCAGTGGAGCGAAAAGTTACTTATTCACCTAAAACAAACCAGCGAGAGGGCGACCCCATGCGCGAATTGATGATTAACGCTTTGAAAGCCGCAGGCATTCAAGTAAACCAGGACATAAGCGACGAGTCGCTGTTAACGCAGCACTCCGAGCTACAGGCGAAAGCAACAGGCGACGACCTGGCGACTAACGCGGAGGCTATTGCCGCAGCCGTCACGGCAGCCGTTGAGCCGATAGCCACTAAAGTGGCGGAGTTGGAGAATAACGCGCAGAATGCTGCCGGCCAGGAGCTGGACGAGTTAGCGGAGTTAGTGGGCAATAACGACAAATTCCCAGGTTTAGGCGTGGACGCGGCCAAAAAGCTAGACGTCGACACCTTAAAAAACATGGCCGCGAACTGCCAGGAGTCCTACGGCTTAGCCAGCTTCGAGCTTGAAACCAACAACCAGGGCGGCGACACTTTCGCCATGCCTGAATAGAAAAGGGGACGGACATGTCTACTATTGGAAAACGTACAATTTTTGTAGGACCAGCGGACGACGCGAACCATAAGCCGCTAACTTTTGAAGGCATAGCGGGCGGAGCTATCCGCCCGGGCGCGTTACTTGTGGTAGTTGCTAACGCACTACTGGAAAACGGCGAGGCCTCGACGGTTTTCGGCACCCAGGTGCTGCTCGCTGATAAGGACGAGCTACGCACCCGCTCCGTGGACGACTCTCTCGTTAGCGGCGACCAGGTACAGGCCTTCCGCCCACGCTCCGGCGAGTTCTTTAACGTGCTGGTGGCTAGCGGGCAGACCCCAGAGCAAGGCCTCGCGCTAACCAGTAACGGCGACGGCACGCTCAAAGCGGCAGCTACAGACGGCACGGACGTTATAGTCGCGTATTGCGACGAAAAGGTCCCAACGCTAGCCGAAAACACATTAATCCGCGTTTACTTCGCATAACAGAGGGCGTTAAAAATGCTATTTAAAAAAGACTTACTAGGCAACAGCAAAACGGGCCTTAAACAATGGGAAGCTGTACAGGCGCGACGTAACGCGGCTAACGTTACAGAGAAACTTTTCGCCAACGCACTGCGCGCGGAGGGCTTACAAGTAAACCAGGGCCTTATCCCTAAGGACGTCTACCAGGACTTTGATAACGTGACGGTCACACGCATGCGCTCAGACGACGGGGACACATTCCTTAACGATTTGATGGGGCTTTCTAACCCCATCAGCTTGGGCAAGCTTACGCACTTATTCCGCCAGGCTAGCGACGCGGGCAACGCACAAAGCTCTATGACTGGGCAAATCGGCGCTAAAATGGACCAAGTCGAGTACAAGTACGACGGGTCTATCGTGCCTGTACATGATGCGGGTTTTTATCGTAACTGGCGCGAGTTTTTAGCCATGCAGTCGGAAGGCTTCGACGCGCTAATCGACGACCAGCGCGAGACTGTAGCAACACTGCGCCGCCACCTAGTGGACAACTTTCTCGACGGCCACCGCAACCCTAGCGGGACGCTAATTTCTGTCGACAATATCAGCTGGGGTGGTGTGCGTCACGACTCACGCGTTAACCAGGTGGACCTCGGCGCTGGCGGCATTAGCTTCGATTTTACCGACCAGACCAAAACAGGCGCCGAGATTAAAGCGGCATTTATCCAGCTCCGCGACGTGTTGTGGATAACTAACAACTGCGAGCAGGACGCGACGTACTACATGAGCCGCGACATTATTAGCAACTTTGAGCGCAAATTCTCAACGAGCTACGAGTCGCGCACAATCCTGGACGAGTTGGCAACCCTGCAGGGCGTGGCGGCTATTAAGCCGACTAGCAAGCTAGTGGGTAACGAGCTCATGGCTTTCCCGCTAGACCAGTCTAAAATCCGCCCGCTAGTAGGCATGGGCGTCAACACCGTCGCAATGCCTCGCCCGGTCTATAACTCCAATTATGAGTTCGTGACGTGGTCCGCGGTAGGCTACGAGGTCCGCACGGACTACTTCGGAAAGTCGTGCGTAATGTACGCCGCAGGCTAACAAGCCAAGCACGGAGGGCCCGGGCAGCCGGGCCGCTTAACCTAAAAACCTGGGGGAGTCCAGAAAAATGTCTAAAACTAAAACTAAAACTGTTAAAGTAATCGTTAGCCACCCGCGCCTTTTTTTGAGCGTTAAAGGCAAGCTGCAGCACGTCGAGAAAGGCACAGAGCTTACGCTTACGCCCGAGCAGGTCGAGAGCTTAGGCTCTAAAGTCTGTGATCCGGCGCAAGCTAAGAAGCTAAACGCCAGCGGCCTGCCAGAGGCTGCGCCGGAGCCAATGGCGGCGATTGTCGACGACCTGAGCGCCAAGTTAAACGCGGAAGCCGCCGCGCGTAAGGCAGCGGAAGAGGAGCTGGCGACTTTAAAAGCGGCAGCGTCTAAGAAAACCACGGCCAAAAAGTAGCGCTCAGCGCGTTATTAGTGCAGAATAAAAAGGAGGCTAAAAGCTTCCTTTTTTTTTAGTTAAGGGGCCCGAAAAATGGCAGACACCACGCAAAACATCCTACTCCCTGCGGGGCAGTGGGTCGACTTATACGCCGGCAGCGGCTTCCCTGCAGGGACCGCGTTAAGTGTGGCAAACATCGGCGCGGCGGACGTCTACGTTACCGTCGCGGCGTCTGAGCCGCCAATAGGCTACGACGCGTATAACGTGATTAACAGGGCTAACGGGGTGCTTTATCGTAACACCGCAGGCGACGCAGGGGCCTGGGCGTATTCCCAGCACTGCGACGGTAAGCTTAACGTGCGCGAAGTGGTCGCGCCATGAGCGGCTTTTATCCCGATTTAGGCCCAGCGGGTGGGGGCACACCAGGCGCAGGCGTGGAGAGCGTAACGGGCCCGACCGTAGACAACACGGACCCGCTTAACCCGATAGTGGGCGCAGTTAACGAAACCGCCGCCGGCATTAAGACTAAATACGAAAGCAATGCGGACACTAACGCCTACACCGATGCAGAAAAGGCCGTCGTTGCTCAGCAGTCCGGCACTAACACCGGCGACGAAACCGCCGCCAGCATTAAGACTAAATACGAAAGCAATGCGGACACTAACGCCTACACCGATGCAGAAAAGGCCAAACTCGCAGGCCTGGAGGATTCGCTTTTCCTGGGAGAGTACCCCACACTAGCCGCCCTACAACTGGCGCACCCCACCGCGCCGGCGGGAGCCTATGCGTATGTGGACGCCGGCCCAGGCCAGGACGTAGAGAAATACATATTCGACAGCTCAGACCAGGAGTGGATTAAGCAGCAAGGCGAGAGCACGGCCGAGACGCCTGCCAGCATTAAGACTAAATACGAAAGCAATGCGGACACTAACGCCTACACCGATGCAGAAAAGGCCGTCGTTGCTCAGCAGTCCGGCACTAACACCGGCGACGAAACCGCCGCCAGCATTAAGACTAAATACGAAAGTAATGCGGACACTAACGCCTACACCGATGCAGAAAAGGCCGTCGTTGCTCAGCAGTCCGGCACTAACACCGGCGACGAAACCGCCGCCAGCATTAAGACTAAATACGAAAGTAATGCGGACACTAACG